GATTGGTCGTATTGAGATTACAGACCATTCTGCGCCCCTTTCTCATCTTCAACTAAGATGTCATCCCTAATCTGCAACGCTTCAAAATTGTTGTACAAATGGTCAATGTAGCCATTACCGCCCAAAGCTTTATAGCTATTGTGCATGTTCTCGACCACATAGAACTCGTCTTTCGTAGTAAATCCACGACGGATTGCCCTGCGAATATCACGGTCAAGGCGCATCCTCATGGTTACAAGATGTGCCTCATCGTGTAGTTTTAGCTTTGCTTGTACTTCGTCAATTTTGGAATTGCTATCTTTAGCGGTAGTTTGGACATCTTCAATCTGTTTCTTGACATCGGTTAGTTCCGAGACAATTTTATCTGTTTCTTCTTTGGCTTTTTTCGGCAACCGATAGCTTATCCAAGCGATGATTGTTGGAGTTAGCACCGGCATCACACTAGTGAAAAAGTGTTCTATTTTCTCAAAGACGTCCATACTCACCTCTCTAGTTCGCTAAATTGCTCAACCCAAGGCGTTCCAATTCTTTACGCACACGGTCTCGGAAGCGTTTGTTGACAAATGAAAAGTCAATCGCTCCACGTTTCAGCAAGTTAATGTACATGTCGATTTTTGCTTGGTCTAATGTAATTTTACTCATTGTTGCTACCTCCATTGTTTTCACTAGTGCTTTCTTCGCTTGTCGGTGTAGGAATTTCATGTTCTGTCTCGCTTTCTGTTGGTTGTTCTACTGCTGGTGCAGGTTGGATAGGTGCTTCTGCTACTGGTTGTTCAGTAGTTGGTTGCGCTGGTGCTGGTTCAGATACGACCACGTTCGGTACTCCGTTTGTGGCTACTTCTGTGGCTGGTTGGGGTTCTGGTTGAACCGGTGGAGTTACTGGAGCAGGTTCAGCAGGATGGGTTTCTGGCTCGGCAACGTGAGGTGCTTCCTCATGCTCATGATCGATACCATTGTGTTTCTCAAGCGCTTCCAAGCGTGCAAAGATTTCTTCAATATCGTCAGTGTTATGCAAGCTGACCTTCTGCATACCTTCCATGAGCTGATTAGATCGCTCAAGTGCTGCAGTCGTTTTAGCCAATTGTTCTTGGTTCTTGACAATGGCGCTGGTTGGGTCTAACTCGGTTCGTAGAATCTCTTTGACTGCTTCAATGAGCGTTTCGTCTGTATCACCCAAGCGGTCACCCTCTAACTCACGAGTGAAGAAAGTAAACGGCTTGTCGCATTGAATAGAGACTTCCGTATTGCCAACTCTAAAAAATTTATTTACTAATACAAATTCCATGTTAAATTACCTCTTTCTATCTTTTTTTACCGTAATATAAAACATGATTTCCTTTGTTCGCTAACATTATAAAATTATCTCTATCAGTCGAATTCTTAAACGTAATCATTTCATATTGGTAATTATCCACACGAGTAGTCCATCCCTCATCATGAGTGGTATGCGAATCTTTTTGAACCATTGTCACTTTTGACGGGAAAAATGTTTCATTTCCAACTTTTATCATGACTACTCTTTCTAATGTTTGTGCTCCGTAATCTTGATATCTATTTTCACGGTTAGATTGTTTAACGGTCGTATAACCATCATTGTTCCAATCACCATAAATATTAGTACCCAATAGTATATATCTATTTTTCTCCCAAACCAGCCTACTACCCACGTATCTTTGGACAATTTCATATCCTCCAACATAGATTCCTTCTCTTGTAGCCATAGCATCACCTACTCGTACACATCATAGATTGTGTTGGGGTCTTTGGTTGAGAGTGCATTGTATTGATATTTAGACCCATACCAATACTTCATTTGTTGATTCCCATTTTGGTTAATCAGCTTGTTAGCAACTACTTCGGACGGTGTACTTGGAATCCCAAGCGCTGACCTGTTTACTCGCAAAACACCCGAATTGTCGACTGTAATCGTTGAGTTGTCAGGTCGCACTACACCAACCTGTCCACTAGTTGCAGTCTTTGCTTTCATCACACCATTTGACACTTCTGTTGTCTGATTATCCGGCCTGACAATCCCGTTTGAGTTTGACGTAGCCACTGATATAGCTGATTGCGGTGTTGTAAATGTTCGTTTCAAAGTGGATACAGGTACTTTCTTTAATCCTGCTCCACTATGAACTAGCACCACATCTCCGTCTGATACGTTGGATAACGTTGGCAAATCAGTAGCTTTTCTAACTTGGTTACTCATAATTACCATTCATCTATTCCTCCCTTTCTACTATTTGGTATTTCCAATCCGCTACTACTAAATTGTTATTTTCGTCCCCTAGCAATACATCATCATTGTCTTCAGCTTTGATTGGTACATAGAATCGATTCTGTAATACCATTTCTTCTAGCAATGACAATCGCTGTTCTTGCTCGGCGACTTCTCTTTTTGTAGCTTCATGATCTGTATAACTGGCTTGCCTTACGTTGTCTACGTTACCTAGTCCCACTTGTTGTTTGGTCACATTGTGTGGGTTGTTTCGGTTGTTGATGTGAGCAGATAGGTCAACTTTTTCAGCCTTACTTCTGGTGAACTCGTCAATCTTTTCAGGCAGACCGTCAATGTCTGCAACCTTATGCCTGTGACTTAAGTCGGCTTTGTTTTCCCATCGTTGCGCATCTTCAGCGCCAATGATATCTCTTGACCGCCAAATTTTAGCCATCTGTTAGCACCTCCAGTCTATATTTGAATCGTGTCGTTGTTTCAATCGGAACGTACACATCAATGACAGACTGAGGTACGTTTGAACTGTCTAGCAACTCAATCTTGTTAATTTCTCTGATTGAGTCTGGTACCAAGAAATCAATCAAAACAAAACGCTGCTCTCGTTGCTTCTGTATCGTCACAATTTGATTATCGTTCAACCTTGCTTTGTTGATTTTAGCTAGTACGGTTTCTGTAACTGTATTTAGTAACGTTTCTTTAATCATTGAATAAAACCTCCTCTTGCGGTCCTTCGTATTCAAAAGGTGTCACACCTACAACTGCATAACCTGCTCTAGCGAAATCTACCGAAGTCTTGAACAACCGTTCTTTCAGCTTGACTCTTTCTGTTACTGTCGGGATATGAGTATACCCCATATTTGCTGGCTTGATTGCATTGACAAAGATAACTGACTCTCTAAAAAGTCCACTCGTTTCTGCTCCAGACTCAATCAGTAAAACCTGATTAGCGAAATCTACTGAAGCCTTGTACTTTCCTTTTCCGAAAAGGTCGTCTAATTTGCGAATTAAAAACCACCAAGAAAATGGTGGTCTCATATTGATCCGCAGTAAAACACGCTCTCTTCTCCACTCCAACGTATCGTCAGCATGAGCAACAATACCGTAGACTTCTTCAAATTTCGTTAAGGTAGGGACATCACAGAGCATAATAAACTGGTTCTTGATGAACTGATCTAACGAGATAGTACCGTCTTTAAACAGAGCATTTTCAACCCGAATCAGTTCTTTCATATCCTTGACGCCCTCGTAGTAATCTGGAACGTATTCAGATAAGTTTACTTCTTTTACCATTAAACCGTCCTCACTGTTCCTTTATACGGCAATTGTTGTAATTGTCCTGTAAAAACAAGCGACAAATCAGCTTCACGGTTGTTCAATTTCATCTTATCTACGTTTGCGATTCCAGTAATGGTCAGTAACTTAGCCATTAACTGCGAGCGATAGATTTTCATACTGTAGGTATTGACATCTGAGTATTGCGCCCAGTTCTTTCTCAAGTCCAAGAAATACTGGTCTAGAGCCTTGTCTACCAGTTCTTTTACTTGATTTAGCTGATATCCTGTCATCAACTCAAGTTTAAACTCAATATCAATCGGGAAGCGTGTCGCGGTCGTAACCGTCACACGATGATTGATAGGAGCAAGTCCAACGCCTTTTCCAGTATATTCTAGTGGATCCAGAACATTTTGCACCTTCTTGATTGTCTCGGTAGATGCCAAGTTTAAGTCGTTGTCTAAAACAACCACTTTAACCGTTCCTGAGCCATTCCAAACTGGATAGACCTGAACTGCGCCAACACCGTCAATTTCCCGGACACGCTGAACGTACTCAATGAAGTTACCGCCAAAAGGCTTCTCATTGACGTAAATCAAGAAACGCTTCCGCAATTCATCGTCAGTTTCTTCATCTTGGCCAGATGTAACGATTTCCCCTAAGACCGCAGTAGCGAGATTTCTGTAGTTCTCCAAGGGTAAGATATTGCCATAGTAGCGATTTCCGACAACACCAGTTGTCTCACACTCTACTTCATACTTACCAGCTACATCTGTCGCTCGAACTACCTTGTAGATGAGTGCAGCATCGTCAATTGTCGCAAAACGAGAACCCAAAGCGATTTGTACGCCTTCTTTTCTCTCGTTTTTAAACTCCGCAAAGCGTACCGCTTTTTTTGACGGATAACGATGTAGACCGAACTCTTCAACCTTGTAGTCTAGGTATTGACCAATAGCAGTTTGTGGAAATGTATCTAGCAGTAGATTTTTCAACTGCAAATAAAAACCAGCTAACTCGTAACAAGCAGGCGCTAATGCGTCATAGATGATAGAACCTTCCCGTGTATCAATATTTTCATTGACACGAGAAAGAGCGTCATTCATCAGATAATCAAACGTGTATTTTTCTAAGAAATCACCTATCATTAATCAGCGTCACCTCCTTTTCAACTTTAAATAAACCGGATATAGTATGGACTTCAAAGACACAAAGCAAGCTGTTCTTGGTTTGCTGCTCGATGAAGAAATTTTGGATACTTTTAATTCTTGTATCAACTAATAAGGCTTGAGAAATTGTTCTCTCAAGGTCAGCTTTTACAAAATCATAAGGCTTTCCTATCAAGCGCTCCAATTCTACTCCGTAGTTCGAAGAGTAAATAACCCACTCAAACCGTTCTGTAAGCAAAATCTTTTCAACTGCTTGCCTCATGGCTTCTAAGCCGTCAATATATCCGTGTATTCTGCCATTTTTCACTTGATAAGTGTAGGATGGCAAAACAACTTCTTCAATGTTTCGTATATCTACCATCTTCACTCCATCCTTTGTAAAACGTAGTATAATTGCCCGTTCTGGGCTTTAATCATTAAGACTTTGTCTCCTGCTTCAAGATCACGAAAAACAATCCATCTCTTGTTGTCCCCTTCAGTATCTCCGGTGCGTAGTTCTTTAACCATCGGGCTTAGAACTAAAAAGGACTCAGGGATTTCAAGTTTATTATTAACCTTAATTGTTAGAGGAGAAACAGATGTGACAGAGCCAAAAACAATATCTGTTCTGTCTGTCCCATCATCTACTCCTTGCGCCAAAAGGCGTGCCAATAACTCTCCTGCCATTATTCCAGCGTCCTCAATTCTAAATCCATTGTATGCACCTTGTCCCACTTGTGGGTACATTTAGAGATGATGCCAAGACTGTTCTTCTTAATCCCTTCAGACTCTAAATCAGCAAAATCCAGTACAACACTGTTGCCTGCACTGATTCCAAGATGTCCTAGACAAGGAACTTTAAAGGTCTTTTTAGGATGATTCTTAGCTTTCAATAAGAGTTCAGCCTTTTGTTGAATCTGACTCTCATTCATCTTTTCATCCACTTTTTCGTGGTACTGCAACTTGCCCCAAAGAGCGACATTTTTAGAGTCTTTCACGACGTACACTTCACGCTTCTTACTCTCTTTGTTGTCTTTAGTCAGCTTCACATAGTTGAAACTATCATCGATAGAGCCTTCATAGTCAAAGTCTGTCGATACGCTATCATCACCAATCACTAAATCAGTAATCAGCGAATTTAAGGCTATATGCTCGACTGTACCAAAGTTATCTCTGATGATGTACCACATACCACCATGAATCAAAGTTAAGTCCAAGGCGTTCTGGATCATAGCAAAATAAGTTTTCTTATCTTCGATTTTCTCCGGACACGTCCAGTTACCTTCATCAACAACTTTGTACTCAAGTTCTGATATTTCGCAAATCTTACTGAAGATTTCATGACTTTTAGAGGCTTCAAACACGATTGTGTCAGTGTTTTTCAGGTACCTCATTCTGTCATAAGCAGTAACCGACCATTTCTTAGCTGATTTTCGCTTTTTCTTGAAAACTTTTCCGTAAAAAATGCCCTTATCATCTACCTTGAAGCGAATAACATCCCCAAAGTTACAAGCAACCTGCGAGTCTATAATCATATCAAACTCAAGTTTCCCCGGCTGAAAATCAATGCTAGTTTCCCATTTGACACCTCCGACCAACTCAGTGATATCAAAGACTTTACCGTCATTCACATCTTGAATTAGAAATTCCATCATAGGACTTGCACCGAATCAGCAGTAACCCAACCACGCCAACCGCCATCCAGCATAGTAACGTGGTAAGGATGCGACCCTTTCATATTGATATAATTGACAAGTCTAGTTGCGTTTGACTCAGTTTGACCCGGGCCTTCTCCGTAGCTATCTCTATGCAGCTGCCCATTGACGAGCACCTTTGCACCGATAGTCACTTCTTTCTTAGTTGAGGGTGCTTGTTCTTTCTGAGGCTGACTAGCTTTCTTCTCTTCTGATACCTTCTTTTCGATTTTCACAAACCGCGCCTTGGCCATCTTATACTCTTTGAAAGTGATGTCGTAGTAAACATCCTCATGAATACCAGCTTTTCTTTGTTGCTCGAAACTTTCAACTGTCGCAAGCATATTGATACCCACACCAGAGATAATCAAGCGACAAGGTTCTTTCCCATCCATGATTTTCTTTAAGAGTCGGACATAGGTTTCAGGCGTCCCTGATTTATTCAGGACATAAGAGCGGAAAGCGTCTCTAGGGAAGAATGAAGTGAAAGTAACCTCAGAGAGTTTAGGAAAACTCATCTGGGTTATTTCTCCTAGCGCAATACTCGTTGTTGACTCGTTATTGGCGCTATTCTTTGTTTTCAGCTCCTCTGGATTGACAGGAAGTTGTGTGACTTGACCTTTGTACTCTACGAAAATACCAATCGCCATTTCTTTCTACCCCCTATGCAATTCCTAGGTCGCTATCGACCAGTCCGATAATCTTTTCTTCAATCTTGCCAACTAGATCATTGATATCTTGTTCAGTAGCGCTATTTTTAGACTCGTAATTGACACTAACTTGAGGTGTTAAAACTTGGTAATCAATGATGTACTTACGTTCTGCAACATCACGCATCATCTTGATATCTTCGTCTTTCAGCTTGACCTCATCTTCAATCTTACCGACGTTACCAATGTTCTTGCCTTTACCTAGCTTGTCGCCAAGGCCACCAGCACCACCAGAAGGAGCACCAGCCCCTGCAGGCGTTTGGTTCATTTGGTCAAACTTAGAAGCAAGTTCATCTTGACTTTTCATCTTATCAGCGAAGCCTTGCATGGCATCACCAATGCCTTGACCAAAAGCCTTAGTACCACTAAAAGCATTACCAGCAGTTGAGAAAGGATTTGTCATCCCATCCCACAAACCGCCTGGAGTTATCATGTTAGCACGCATGCCGTCAAAAGATTCATAATCATCAGGAGCCTCCCCTGGATTAAACATCTCTCCCATCGCACGAATACCATTGGCAAAACTACCGTCATTAGACATGTAGCCCATTTCGCCAACATTACCTAACCCTAAACCGAGTGTATTCAAAGCGTCAATGATCCAGTTGATAGCTTTAATAGCTATATTTGCACCGGCTATAAAAGCATTACCGATAGATTGCGCTACATTTACTACACCATCAACAAACGAAGCAAAATAATCTAATACAGTTCGAATAAGATTATAAAATAACTTTCTGATGGAATATATCGGGTGCTTAAAGACATTTCTCAAAAATTCTGCAATTGCTAAACCAATATTATAAATACCTATGAAGAGGTTCACAATCGGTGCAATCATATACATTACAAGATTTATAACAAACATAATGATGTCATAAACTACCGTTCCGACAAAGACAAAAGCTGCAACGATAGCAGCTGCAACATCTAAGAATGAAATCCCCATAGCATTTAGAGCCATACCGATTAATAGCGCGATTCCAATTACACCTATCAGTATCAGCATCAGCCAAGCCCAAGGAGCTCCTGCCATCAAACCTGCTACAAACATTGCTACACCTGCTATAAGAGCAACTGCTGCAAGAAGTATTAATGCAGTCATGACTATATTGATGTTCTCAGTCACCCAGTTCCAACCGGCTACAAAGAGATTAAAGAGCCATAATGCAATCTGGCCAATCGCAAACATAGCAGTTTCTAAACCTGCCATGAAGTTTTGTCCAGCGGTACTGTTAATGAACTCTTGCCATGCTTGAATCAAAGGCTGAAATGCGTATGAAGCAACGTTACCAACCTGAGTCATCATATCAGCAAAGGTCATCGGCATTTTCGCAAACTCAGCGTTTGTTTCAACTGCTGAACCAAGCAAGGCACTCTTAAGGATATCTCCTGTTAGTTGGCCATCTTTAGCCATCGCCCTCAATTGACCAACGCTGACACCAAGGTGTCTAGCTAGTTTTTGGGCAACAAGCGGAGCATTCTCCATCATAGAGTTAAACTCATCACCACGAAGAACCCCTGAAGCAAGTGCCTGTGTGATTTGAAGCGTCCCTGCTTTTTGTTGCTCTAAGCTTGCACCACCGATTTTATAAAGTTTATTCAACTGTTCAGCGAATGCAATAGCTTCATCATTGCTTTTAAAGGCTTCTCCAGCTTGTGAGCGTAGTTTAGCCACTG